AAACTGAATTTAAATTAACTACAGAAAGTGCTTTTACATCTGCAGGAAATAATCCTGCCTCAAAATTTACTATATTAGATTTACCATCAGGAGTCTATGATGTTAGGGTAAGGGCAGTAACTTCAATAGGGATTACATCTGATTTTGTTTCTACGACTGTTTCTTTATCTGGTTTATCTGCTCCTCCTTCAAATATGACAGGCTTAAATTCTCAACCAACTGCAGGTCTTAATTTTTTAGTTTGGAATAAATCAACTGATTTAGATGTTATTTTAGGAGGTGGTATTGAAATAAGATATAGCCCTGCAATAAGTGGTGCGACTTGGAATGGCTCTACTCTTGTAGATGATACAATTGCAGGTAATGCCACCTCAGCAGTAGTTCCTTTAAGAGCAGGAACTTATTTAGCTAAATTTTTTGATAGTTCAGGTCATTATTGTGCAACTGCCTCAACTAATGTTACTACAGCTGCAACTGTTTTAGCTTTTCAAAACACTGTAACTGTTACAGAAAGTCCATCATTTTCTGGCACTAAAACTAATTTAGTTGTAAGTAGTGGACAATTACAATTAAATTCATCAACAACATTAGATCAAGTTACTAATTTTGATAGCATTTCTGATTTTAACTTTTTAGGAGGATTAAATACCTCTGGAACATATATATTTGCAAATCAAATAGATAAAGGCTCTGTAACTAGAGTAAGATTACAAGCTAGTGCTACTGTAAGTATTATAAATGTTAATGATTTGTTTGACCAAAGATTTGAGAACATTGATACTTGGGTATCTTTTGATAGCACAGGAGATGCTGCGGTTGCTGATTTAAAAGTATTTTTTGCAGAAAGCTCAGATGGAACTTTTGGTAGTATAGATGAAGTAACACAAAACATTGACACTTGGAGTGATTTCGATACAATAACAAATGATTATATAGAATTTAAGGAATTTCAATCTGTGGAGGCAAACAACAGATATTTTAAATTTAAAGCAGAATTAAGTACAGATGACCCTGCATATAATATTAGATGCTCTGCTTTATCGGTAACGAGTAACACATTATAAGGAGAAAGAATGGCAACACACGATTATGTAATAGCAAATGCTGATGGAGCAACAGTAAGAGCAGATATAAACTCAGCATTAGCTGCAATAGTATCAAATAATAGTAATGCAACTTCACCTAGCACAACTTATGCCTATCAATGGTGGTTTGATACTTCAACAAATATTTTAAAATTAAGAAACTCAGCAAATGACGCTTGGGTAACAATAACAACTATAGATCAAACTGCAGATACGGCTAATATTGTTTTTGATGACGCTAATCAGACTTTTACAAAAGCACAAAGAGGAAGTATAACAACAGTGAACTCTGCAAGTAATGGCACAATAACACCTGACTTTTCTTTAAATAATCATTTTATTTTGTCAGATAATGCAGGTAACGGAACACTAGCTGCAGATAATTCTGGTGCATATACTCTTGCAAATCCAAGTAATTTAGTAGCAGGACAAACAGGTTCAATATTTGTTACTCAAGATAGCACAGGAGGAAGAACTTTAGCTTATGGCAGTAAATTCAAAACTGCTGGAGCTGCAGGTTTTACACTATCGACTGCTGCAAATGCAGTAGATAGAATTGATTACATCGTACACACAACAAGTTTAATACAAATAGTAGGAACAAAGGCTTACGCATAAATGGGATTATTAAATACATCTAATAGAGCAGGTGCATCAGGTCAATCAGCAGGTGGTGGTGGTGGTAATCTTGGAACTTTTTACACACATCAAATAGAAAAATCAGCTAGATTTGACGCTGCAGGTACATCATCAAATGCCTCAAGATTGACAAGAACATTTAGTTCAGTTACATCAAATACAGATTTTACTCTTAATTTTTGGATAAAAAGAAGTGGAACAGGTGCTTTAGGTAGTAATCCTCAAGGCAGTACAAGACCACATACATTTTTTACTCCTAGAAGTAGTACTAGTGGGTCTGTTTTACACGAATTTTCATTTATGGCTCCTAGTAGTTATGGGCGAGGAGATGCTTTAGTAGTTACAAATACTAACTCAGGTGCTTATGTTCTTTCTTCATCTAGCATATATACTGATGTAACTTCTTGGATTAATATTCATATGCAATTTGACCTTAATAATGGAACGGCTAGTGAAAAAGTAAAATTTTTTATAAATGGCACAGAAGCACCTTATCAGACAGACAATAGGAGTTCTTTTTCTTCTTTTTCAGGTATTGCTGCAGGAGCTTGGACAATAGGTGACTATTATAATTATGGATATAGTATTAACGCTTACATAGCACAGTGGGCATATACTGATGGATATACATATGCACCCACTATATTTGGAGAAACAAAAAATGGTGTTTGGATTCCTAAAGACTTTAGCTCTTCTGTAACTTGGGGTAATGCAGGTCATTGGCTAAAATTTGCAGATGCATCTAATCTAGGTTTAGATAGTAGTGGTCAAAGTAATAATTGGACAGTTTCAAATATGGGTACGGATCATCAGACTCCAGATAGTCCTACTTTTGGTAATTGATATGAAAGGTAAAAACATATATGGCTAGTGCAGGTAATTTCGCTGTTTTTAATCCTTATGCAAGAAAAGGAGGAGCAAGTATTGATTTCGAACACGGTAATTGTATAGCAAAACACGGTAATAATAAAGAAAATACACGACATGGAACTACTTTTAATATACCAAACACAGGGAAGTGGTATTTTGAATGTAGCTTTGTAAATACAGCTACTGATGGTTCTCAATCAGTAATGTTTAGTTTGTTTGATGTTGTTACTGAAGCAGTAGATTCTGCCAAAAATTTTTTAACACAGTCTGGTAATTTCATAAGTTTTTATAGTTGGCAAAATAGAATATATGTAAGTAATTCCTACACTGCATATACAGGTCAAATTGGCACTCAAACATCAGGAGTTGTCAGTGTCGCAATAGATAGAGATAACAGTCATATGTGGGTAGCTGTTAATAATACATGGATTAATGGCACACCTGATTTTACTGATGGCACTAATAAAGTTGCAAGTCCGTCTGCTAGTATAGAATATGGTTTAGCTTGGTCAGGAGATGGTGGAGGAACAAGTCATTTTTGGACAGCAAACTTTGGTCAAGACTCTACTTTTGCAGGAACAATCAGTGCAGGTTCAGGAAGTGATGCTAATGGTGTAGGCAATTTCAAATATGCTCCACCAACAGATTATTTGGCTCTAACTTCTGCTAATCTTACTATAGCTACAGGTATAGACCCTGCAGGCGATAATGGTGATACACTAAATCCTACTGAACAAGTTTTTTTTGCAGGGTACACAGGAAATCTCAGTAATAGAACTATAACAGTTGAAAATCAACCAGATATAATTATGATAAGACATACTAACTTTGCTCAGAATTGGTATTGGGTAGATTCAAGTAGAGGAATTACTGCAAATAAATATCTTAAATTAGATACTAATGAAGCAGAAGCTACATTTCCACAATCTAATTTTCAATCTGTTACTTCTTCTGCAGTAGGTATTTCTAGTGGTACTTGGCTAAATAGTACAGGTGCAAACTATCAAATGTGGATGTGGCATATTAATGCAGGAACAACTACGACTAATAACGATGGTAATACTACAAGTACAATACAGGTGAATGCTGAAGCAGGAATGTCTATCATACAATGGACAGGAACAGGAAGTAACTCAAGAACTTTAGGACACGGATTGGGAGCAATACCAAAAGTATGGTTAATTAAAAGAAGAGAAAATTCACAAAGCTGGAATATGTATCACGCACACGCAAATAATGGTTCTGCAACTGGACAATATGGTTTTTTATCCCCAGAAAGTAATGGAGGATATGCAGTAGGTAGTGGAGCATTAACTTATTGGTATCCAACAGGAATGACAACTTCTACTGTAGGAGTTGGTGGAGCAGATGGAAATAACAATAGTGGAGAGGCTATGATCGGCTATGCATTTATTGAAGTAGATGGTTATAGTAAATATGGATTTTACACTGGCAACGGTAATGCTGATGGTACATTTATATACACAGGATTTTTACCTGCTATGTTATGGATTAAAAGAACGGATACTTCTGGTGGTTGGACAATAGTAGATAATAGACAATATCCAAACAATACTGTTGATGGTCCACCTAGAGGAGAATTAGATGTTAATAACGCTTATGTCACAGGAGGTTCTGCTTCAAGAGAAATGGATTTAATGGGGAATGGTTTTAAAATAAAATCAAGTAATTCTAATTTTAATGCAAGTGGTGGTTCTTATGTTTATCTTGCTTGGGCATCAGTACCTTTTCGATATAATAATGGAAGATAATTAAAGGAGTAAATAATATGTGGGGAAAAATTGAAAATAAAAAAGTAACAAAAATATATAAATATCCAGAAATAATAAGAGATGCAGTTGGTACACAATATCCAAGTTCAATATTTAATAATGATACTAGATTAGCTGATTTTAGTATTTATCCTGTAGTTAATAAAAATACGCTACCTGTACACGCAATATTATATAGTGGTACAGATGAAACTTTTGCTTGGAATGAAAAAGATAGTAAAGTAGAAAGAACTTATAATTTTACAGCAAAGAATATAGATGATACAGATGCAGTAGATGAAGAAGGTAATAAGATAAAAGATGCAGAAGGAAATCAAGTAATTAACTATGGATTAAAAACAATATTAACAAAAGAAGTTAAAATAAAACAAGGTAAGCTATTAGCAACAACAGATAAATGGATTATAAGAAAAGCTGATACAGATGAGGCGATACCATCAACTGTTACAACTTATAGAAAAGGAATTAGAGATTCTGCATCAACTATGGAAACAGCAATTAAAAATGCAAAAGACTTTGATGCTATTGTAAGTTTAATGACAACAATATATAACTCTGATGGAACAATAAAAACTCCTGCTACACTTTACAACTTTCCAGATATTCCAGATGGTATGCCAGAGTAATGTTTGATAATTCTTACAAATTATCAGAAAATTTTACTTTAGGTGAATTGTGTAAAAGCCAAACTGCTGTAAGAAATAATATTAATAATATTCCTGAAGATAAAATTATTATAGAAAATCTAGTTCAGTTAGCAGTTAATATCTTACAACCTGTAAGAGATTTTTTTTCTGTGCCTTTTTCTCCTAATTCTGGTTACAGAAATTTAGAATTGAATGCCCTTTTAAAATCATCTTCTAAAAGTCAACATTGTAAAGGACAGGCAGCTGACATAGAGATTCCTAGTGTAGATAATCTTAGACTTGCAGAGTGGATTCATAATAATCTTACTTATGATCAATTAATACTAGAGTTTTACAAGGAAGATGAGCCTACTTCTGGGTGGGTTCATGTTTCTTACAACAAAGAAAAAAACAGAGGTAATTATCTTTTATTTGATGGCAAAAATTATAAGGAGAGAAAATAATGGCTTTGACTGCATTAATTGGACCTGCAACTAAACTAATTGGTAAGTTTGTAAGAGATAAAGACAAACAAGCACAACTTGCACATGACCTTGCAACTATGGCTGAAAGACACGCTCAAGAATTATCTTTAAAACAAATAGAAGTAAATAAAGCTGAGGCACAAGGCAATTGGTTTCAGTCATCGTGGCGTCCTCTCATCGGATGGATTTGTGGGCTATCCCTAGCTATTAATTATATGATTTCCCCAATTTGTGCAGGATTCGGTATTATCATTCCTCAAGCAGATATGTCTGTAATGATGCCTTTATTATTTGGTATGTTGGGTATTGCAGGAATGAGGTCTTTTGACAAGAGTAAAAAAACAGATACAAAACAATAGAAAATACCCCTAAAACCGATTTAAATAAGATTCTAGGGGTATTAAGTATTAAGAGAGTATATTCTTTAAATAACTAACAGGATTGTAGTCCTTGTATCTATTACTGCCTTTTCCGTAGGTGAACTTATAGGACATTTCTACTCCTTGTTTTTTTTCTTCCCAATATTCAGGAATATCCCAATACCTATATTGCTCTACTACTATTTTGTAAACATCATCTACAGAAAAACCTCTCCATAGCAATTGCCATATTCTTTTGTCAGAACACAAATGAGTGTGTTTAATCCAATCTTTAGCTTTTCTGCAATAGACTTTTACTGCAGTATATTCATCTGTTCTAGTATCTTTAATCTTAAGCAATTTTTTAGCCTTGATAAAGTCTGTTGTTAATCCTAAATACATTATTTACTCTCCATTTCTAATTCATTGACTGCTTGTTTATAAAATGCCTCTGCACTTATTGGCATCATATTAAGGTGCATACCTATTTTAAGAATAATGCTATCTTTTGACTGATTTATCTTTAATCCTTCTTTTACTATTCTTTTGGTTTTCTGAATTTTGCTTTTATATTTAATTTGCATTTTTTTACTTAACATTATGCGCTCTCCTGTAATCTTGCTAGAAAAACTGGAGTTCTTGAATTACCAGTAACCATCTTAGCTGAGTAGTCAGAGTAGTTGTAATCCTCTATGTGAGCCACAACATCAGGAAATAAATATCTCATTTCCTTTAATGCAGATAAAGCAGTTTCGTGATCTGAATACACAAGCACTGAATATCCATTATAATTGTGGACAGAAGTCCTCCAATTTTTTTCGCCTTTTAATTTTCTTATTAATATAAACATTTAATCATTCTCCTTGTAAGTTATAATTATAACTATTATTGTCTAATATATAAGAAAAACAACAAATAAAATGAAGTATTTTAAAAAAAATTATTTGAATGGAGAACCACTAAACCAACAGACCAAAGCCCATCTAAAACCCTTCTCTACCCTTGTTACTCTGTGAGGCATAAAGGAACTAAAGCATACTACATCGCCTTTATTCATCTCTATTTTCTGTATACCACTACTAAAAAATTCAAGGTCGCCTCCCTTAAATTCTTCATTTAATAATATAGAGCAGGATATTTTTCTTGTTGAGGCATCTCCAGAGCCTATGTCTGTATGCCAATCATATCCTATAGAGGGAGCATTGTATCGTAGCAGTTGAGGTCTTTCTAATAATCCTGCCATATTATAATCAAATGTTTCATTTGCTCTTACTGCTTTGTCTACTAATAATTGATCTATCCATTCGTGGCTTTCATCTATTACCCAACAATCAACCTGCCTAATAGATATTATTTTTCTGTAATCAGCACCTTTAGATATTGGTTCTTGTACTCTACCTTTAAGATGATGAGATACTTTGTGTAAATTTATTATCTTATTACAAATATCTTTTGATAATGTATCCACACAAAGCACTCCATGTGTATTAGCTAGTTTAGGAGGTATAGCTATGCTCATTTATCTTTATCTATATACTCACATAAAATCTGTAATTGTTTAGTCATCTTTTTGCAACCATTTTCTATATGTGATATAGAGAACCTCTGATTATAGCCTAACTTCTCTGCTAATTCTTTTTGTGACCAACCTTTTCTTATTCGCCACCTTTTAAAATCTTTGCCATTATTAATTATCATTCGCTATACCATTAACCTCTAGTAAAAATTTTCTCTCTTTTATAAATTTAGTAGATTTAGCTACTTCATTCCATTTATCTAGCCATATTTTTTTAAAACTTAAATCTTCAGCATTATAAAATGCTTTATTTAACTTTATAAGTTTATTACTAACATCAATGAATTTGTTACTTATCATTTGCAAATCTCCAATTTTTATTATCTTTTTTTTCTCTTAAATATTCTTTTACTTCATTATAAGAGATATTAAAATTATCAAATAAGAACTTTAATTTAATCCACTCAAATTTTTTGAGTTTAATTGTAACTTCTTTTTTGTTCTGTTGAACTACCATTTTTTTTCCTTTTATTAAAATTTTTTGTGAAGTCAGCTATTTCCAACTGTTTGATTTTATTTATTTTATATTTTAGATTTTTATCTCTTAATCTGTCAAATAAGTAGTTTTCAATTTCTGACTTCTTTAATCTTTTTTTAGTTTGTATTCTAATTGTTGTTTCATACATTTTAATTTAACACTGAGTGCCCTCTGTTTGATAAACAAGTCTTAAGTGCCTCATCTTTTTTATTACAGTTGAGCATACTATCCCAACATATATTAGATATTTCTTTAGTAAGTTCTTTGCACTCAAGAATGTCTCTGGTTATTTCAGCATAGTTTTCTCCTCCTCTAGGGTCTACTATTGGTTGCCATTTTACAGAACAACCTTGCATTAGTAAACCTAAAATAATCATTGCTATAAAAAGCATAATATATGTTCTATACATCTATCTCTCCTTTTTTAAATTTTTGATTAATCATAGCGATTTGTTTAAAGTTACTTAACATTAAATCAGGCAATACTTTAGCTATACCCAAAGTGCATAGTCTATTTATTTCTGATAATATTTCTCTATTTTCAAAATTTACTCCATTTATTGATTCAGCACATTTTCTTATCCTTGCCAACATTTCAGATAAATCTTCTGCTCTATAGCCAATATTTTCTGTTTCCTTAATTATTACTTCTGTTTTCCATTCAGTCATTTACAATCTCCACTTCTGATATTGATTTTGTGTTATCATTAATATTGTCGCCTTCAGCAATCTTTTCTAATTCAGTTTGAATTGCGTCTTGCAAATCCCACGAATATGGCTTGGAGTCTTTTGATTGGTTTAATGGTATATTACATTTACCATCTTTTTCAAATGTATTTAAAATAGCGTCAGTTAATAACATCGCTAAATCTAAATTATTTCTAACATAATTAGTTTTAGTTTTTTTTGTCATTGTTTTCCTCACTTTCTGGTACTTGCATTTTAATATGCAGTTCACCATTTTGATGTGTTGTTATTCTATATTGAAATGGAGCAGTCTTAACTAACCAACTCAATATGATTTGTATGTTATTTGCTTGTGTGTGTTTAATTTCCATTTTCACTCTCCTTGTTAGTAAAAAACACTTTTTTAGCCTCAGCCCAAGAACAGCCTGTACTTTTAACAAACTTAACTGCTCTTATAAAATTGCTGTAGCGTAACCTTTTGCCTCTATAATATTCTGCATCTTTGAGATTAGATGAGGCACTTTTCTCTAGTTTTAAATAATAAAAGTAATACCAAGAGTAATGCTTGATCGCTATTTGATAAGGACACTCCTCAACAAACTGCTCTGGGGAATTATCCCCAGAACAATCACTTACAAGATTTTTATCTACACTCATTTTTCCAGTCCTCCACTACTGATTGGTGTTCATCAAACATAGTCTTTGCATCATCCATTTTTATTCCTAAATCTTGCAATAGATAAGCTATCTCTGTAGATAAATTTCTCTCTTCTTCTTCTGTACCTTTAACAGATACAAAATCATAATCCTCTAATGCCTTAAATAGCTGAACATATTTTTTAGTAATGCCATCTAAAACAGCAGTTTTATTTAACTCTATGATTTGTCTTGCTCTTTGCTCTTGTTGTGAAATGTAATCCATATTATATCTCCCTCAAATGTTGCTCAATATTTGCTTTTGTTAACTTATTTAAACATTTTTTAAAGATTGAATTATTTTCATTCATTTCTTTATCAGTAGCGATTAAAGTTAATTTATGAGTTATAACCCTTAACTCATCTGCAGTTAATTTTATATTTATTTTTTTTTCTTCCATTTTTATTCTCCTTGTAAGTTATAAATATAACTATTATTATCATCAGGAAAAAAAATAAAACAACAAATAAGTTACAAATATTACTCTTTTTTAATATCAGCATTAAATGACACAGAAACCCTTATATCTTCAGAGTTTGAGGACTTATATGGATAGACCATATGTGTCTGTAAGGCAGGAAATATATATATATCTTGTTCTTTAGGTTCTAAATTAAGTATCGGAACAGACCACCTAGCATCTGCTCCTGCATTGTTTATAAATGATATTTTACCATCTGTTTCATAAAATTCTTTTTTGCTTTTAATTTTATTCTTTGGTGTTTTTAAATATGCAATACTGGATATTGAGCAATTAGAATGCACATGAGCAGGATTGTATTCCAATGGCTTTTGATTAACAAACCACATACTTATGATGTTGGCTGTAAATTTATTAGATTGGATTTTTTTAATTTCAGTAGTTTCAGAAACTTGATTCACATTACCTTGAGCAACCATAAATTTTTGTGTCATTAAAGCACAAAAGTTAATCCATTTTGTATGTATTTTTTGATGCTCTGTGCTTACTGTTACTTCTTGATCTATTTGTCCAACTAAAAAATCTCCATGACTAGACCAATCACTATCCATTGTTCTAGCATACAACTTTAATAAGTCATCGAATACATCGTCAGGTATTTTGCTCTTTAGAATAATATTACTCCAAGGAGATAAAATCTCTATTGGCAATTTATTGTGCTGATGCTCTGTATTCGTCATACAATCTCTCCCATATTTTTAAAGCAGTTTCATTATTTTTGAAATCACTTCTAGATTTTACTCCTGCTAAAGTTCTTATGCCATTTGCTATGCTGTTTTGGTCTTTTGGGTTTACTTCTGGTATTTTATGTTTTAAAAATTCACCAAAAGATATTTCTTTACATAAAATTCCTGCTTGTTGAATTGCTTTATTTGCCCTTGTATTATTTTCTACTTTTCTTGTATCTAATAAGGCGACTGCTACCCACTTTTCCTCTTGTGGGTGTGGTATACCAAAAGTAGCAGTAACTCTCTCAGCCTCCTCTACTGGCACTTCAACTATCATTTGTACTACATTTCTAGTTTTTACTAATTTAAAATCTGCATAAGTTCCTCTAATCACTGCTTGTGTCATAATCCACCTCCTGTGTTCTAAAAATATCTAAATAAATTAAGTTTACTATTTTTACATATTCTTTTTGAGAATATTTTGAAATATCTATTTCTGATACTAAATTCTTAAATGTATTTATTCTTTGTATTTGTTGCATTAATTGATTATTGCTCATAGTTATTCCTTAAAAAATTAGCTTTATTAACACTCAAATTACTTTTACCTTTTAAAACTAATACAACAAAACCATAAGAACATTGTAAAACTTGAGCAAGATCATACAAATTCATATTATTTTTCTTAGCAGTTTGATATAAAAGTCTGCTATGAGGTGTTGGGTTGTTTTTGAAATCTTCTAAAGTTATAACTCTAGGCATTAAAATATCTCCTGTTGTCTGCTATCGTGATTAGGTTTCCATCTAAAATTTACTAGTCTGTAAGGCTTTCCAAATTTTGACTTTTGTACTTTATCTTCAAATTCAGCTTTTTCTTTTAAATCTTTTCTATTTAGATACATTATTTCATTATTATGCATTATGATCATACCTCCCATATCATAAGCCTTTTTAAGTTCATAATCCCTAATGCTAACTAAATACCCATGATATAGTTTTGTTACTTTTTTTCTTACAATATTTCTCATTTGTTACTCCCTCTTGCTTTAACTTTATCTTGCAATAACTCTCCAAACTTAAAACCATCTTCATAATATTTATCAATAATAATTTTGTCATTATTGCGAGTGTTAGTTCTACATTTAAATGAGTCCTCTAATCCATCTTTAAAGGCATCAATTAAGTGTTCTGTTCTTATTCCATTAGCCCACATACTCATTTATTATCTCCTCTTGGAAAAAATACACCCATCTCTTTTTTAAGATTAAAATATTTTTTACTCCAAAATTCTTCTTTACGTTTTAATTCTGATATTTCATCTTGTAATTGTTTGATATAAAAGCAATCTTTTATAGTTGCTCTGTTCTTTATTCTATCTACTAGATTATTAAATTCTGATTGACTAAATTTAAATTCATTATCTACTACTCTCATAGCTTTCTCCTTTTAATTAATTTTAATATTTCTTCATAATTATCAGGCATACATTTTGAACACATATATTTTTTAGCATTATCAACACTTATCATTGGGTTGCTCCCACATTGTATGCAATACATATAATTATTCTTAATAACATTAGATTTCTTTTTCTTCATAGTGTGGGCTTGATAACCATAATTGTTGTGCTAGTATTTGACCAAAATATTTATTATTTGTTACTTCAGTAAAAAATTTAAACTCATTCCCCATTCTATGCAACATATTATGATGATAGATACACAATGGTATGACATCTTTATCTGATGCCTTCCTTCCCACACCTCTTGTTGAATTTATTGGTTTGAGCAGATGATGAGCTTGTACCGTATTCTTACAAGGAGTCGGTACGGAGTATGTTTCCTGCGACCCACCATCTACTCTGTACCTAAAATGAGTAGCAATACTGCAAGGCAAATCGCTAACATATTTTAGGTGTTTCTTATTGATGTATCTTTTGACCATCAAAATCCTTTTTCTTCTACCTTTGCATTATCAAAAGTTTCTAATATTTTTTCAACATCTTTGTCTTTTTGCATCTCACTTAAACTAACAGATAAATAGTTTAAATCATTCTTTGATGTTCTTCTCCAAAAAGATACTCCTAAAGTTTTATCTACTTTTCTTACTTCTAAAACACCTTTGCCATCAGGATGTTTGTCTGATTCTTTATCTTGTACTCTTTTAATATTTCCAACAGATTCAAACATTTCAAAAGTATCTTGACCTTGTGCATTTTTTCTTTTTATTAAAATAACCCTTCTTTGGAATCCACTCATATTTACATTGCCTTCATAAATAACTTCCATTGGCTCTTTTAAAGGAAATAATGCACCTTTATTTGTATTATCATATTCACTCATTTTATCTCCTAACATTTATCAATTAAAGTGACTTCAGTAAGTTTGTATTTATTTTTATCAATAAGATTATCAATAATATCGCCTTCATCTACTCCCTCACCCCAACTATTGTCTGTTTCAATAATAAAATTTTTTCTTTTTTTATTATTATCTTCTACTTCTACATACCACCTATATTCCATGAGCAGTACCATTTGTATGTTTATGTATTGTGTTAATATCATCATAGTCTGTAGCATCATCATCAAACTCTGCATCTAATCCTAGTAATGAACACAAGCCATATCTTTTTGCATAAGTAATAGAACTACCTAATTGATGTGGGTCGTTATAGTTTTTTGCTATCAAACTTACACCTCCATCTGTATACCATTTACCTGATTTATGTATTAATCTGGTTTGCACTATTGCTTTACCTTCATTTTGCACTATTGCTTGGCTTAAACAGAAATTATATTTTGGCAGTATTTCTTTTACTGTTTTTAATACACTTCCTAAACTAGCATACATAAACTCATTGTTAGAGCCTTGTTTTTTTTGCAAATAACTTATCGCACTATCCTTGATAGGATTTCTTACTTCATTTAATAAATTTACTAAATCTTCATCAAATGAAAATGTAGTATTTTTCTGTTCTTTAAAAGTTTTCTCTGTCATTATTTATACCCCATATTTTTTTAGTTTCTGCTTTTAATAAATCGCCAGACCATCTCCAATCATCTAAATCTGGATAGATCATCTGACATAATTCTGCTACATCGTCTGATATAGACAAGAATTTCCTTAACCCTAAAGATATCTTAATTATTTGTTTTAAATACGGCATAGGGTCTTCTAATCTTATTGATTGAACACCATAATTTCTTGTGATGTTATCAATCCATAATTCGCTATCAGCAGTACCAACTCCAACTGCATACAATGATAGTTGCCTTGCGTGAGATTCTTTCATTTCTTGCAATCGAAATTGTGAAGTCTTACAATCTCTTATTTGATGAAAACTTGTATCTGAATTACCAAACTCAAAATCTACATATCCCATAAATGGTATTTCAATATCTTCAAATTCATAAAAGAATTGTTTTTGATAACTGCTTGGCATTCCCAAAGATTGATAATGTGGTAGACCATTTCTTACATAGTCTTGTAAAGCATTTCTCTCTTTGTTCTTTTTTTCTGTGTCTTTGTATTGATACTTTCCTGCGATTTCATCGTATTCTTGGTTAGCTAAAATAGTAATATTTTTATAATCAGCATTTTCCATATTCATTGCTTTTTCTAATGCACTCTCTACTGCATTTCCTCTCCACATAGCAGGAGATGGTTCATCAACACCACCTGCTAGTCTAAACAAAAAACTAGCAGGATTTGATACCCATTGATTTATTTTACTGACAGACAGATGTTCTATGCCATGAGTTTTAAAAGGCGAGTTACTTTTCATGGATACTTTCTCCTTTATGTTTTTCTATTAATTTTGCTTTAATATAGTATGTCTTAACTCTTGATGCTAACCAACTTCTATATTCATCATAAGTATCATTAAAAATAGATTCATCATCTGCTACTACTTGAATGATTGGTGTCTGAAAATTATTTTCATAAAATGTACTACGCAAACTAATGTAATATTTATAGTTAACAGTATATCTTTTTTTAATATTTCCTAATTGATCAATATCAGTATGATAATCTTTAGTGGTATAAAGAAGTTCAAAATTTTTATCAGCCTTAAATCTCTCTGATAAATACTTATCAAGCCACATAGTTTTTTTGTAAACCTTCATCTCATTTTTAATTGTACTAATTCCTTCTTGGATAACTTTAGCAATATCGTGTCCTGTTACTTCTGGCATTCCATCATAATGCCTATAAAAACAATTTTTAAAACCATAGTAAAAACTGCTAGAATTTTCTTCTGTTTTTAAATAAATTAATGAACTTGTTGACATATTTTTCTCCTTGTAAAAAAGTAAAGAGGGCAGTAAAACCACCCTCATAATAAATTTAACCTATAAAAGTAGGTTTAAGTTGAGCTTTTTCTCTAGCACAATAATCTTCCCAAGATTCAGCTAACCATTTAAGAATAGCCTGACCTTTAATAGTAGGAAAAACCTCCCAATCAGAACCTGCATATTTTCTCATAATACCTTTTTTAATAAGAGAATAATAAGATTTTGAAGAAACCTCAAATTCAGGCTTTTTCAAAATAAAGTAATTCAACAGAAACTCCTCCTCAGACCTAGTAGTCCTAGTAATTTTTCCATCAATTTCAAAAGTAGTAGTCATATTTTATCTCCTTGTAAGTTTATAAATATAACTTTATTATCTACATATATAAACAAAAAACAACACTAAAAAAAACTTTTTTTAATTTAATTTATGCCCCATAATTAAAACAAAAATATAGGAGGGAATATGTCTTGGAGGGCACTTTATTGGGCTAGTCAAAAAGAAACTGGCTCTACTGCATCAAAGTTAGTACTAATAATGTTATGTAATTATGCTGATGAAAATAATGAAACTTATCCATCTCACAATACTTTAGCTAGAGTTTGTGAATGTAGTAAAGACACAATTATGAGGCATTTAAAGTCATTAGAGGAAAAAGGTTTAATCACTACAATTAATAGGTTTGAAAAGCTAGAAAATGGTAAAAATAGACAAACATCAAATTTATATAAAATAAATATAGATACCCAGTCGCAATTTGCAGGGGGGAGGGAGTCTCAAAATGCTATGCCAATAACCTTAAAGAAAGAAAACAAAAAATATAAAAAAGATTTGTATGATAAACAGTTTGAACTATTCTGGAATGTATATCCTAGAAATGATGGCTCAAAAATAAAAGCTCAACAATATTTCAAAAAAGCCATACAAGAAATTAGTGTAGACAAGTTGATGAATATAACTAATATATATTGTAAGAATATGCGAGGAGTACCAAAAAAATTTATACCTCATGCAACTACTTTTTTAAATCAAAAGAGATATGAAACAGTAGATATTAATAATGATAACAAAAAAAATA